GTTAGGTTGGTCAGTGTGGTCAGATAATCCTGTACATATGGAAAAAATGGAGTTATTCTTTATGCACTTTGGAAATTTACCTTTATGGTATCAAACAATTTTTGTTGGAGTAATTGCATCTGTCTATGGACTTAAAGCAACACATCTGATAAAAGGAAAATAACTAGGAGAAAAATATGAGACAAAATGGCGTAAGATCAAATGTAAGATTTCCATATGCGAAATCAACTGCAAAGAAACAAGGAGCTAATGCTAGACTTGACGAATCTCTAGGAGAGAGAGACGGAAAAGAATCTACAAAAACTCAAAGCTACAAATCTAGAAGAGACGAATCTAGAGGTTCTAAATAATGAATTCATCAAGAATGAATAGACTTGAAGAGCTTGGCCGAGTAGATGCAGAAAAAGCATATACTAAAAAAGGTAAAAGAAATCTTAAAGACGAAAAGAAAAGAGTTGTAAGAGAAATTGCAGGCTATGCTAATGGTGGAATGGTTACAGTTTCTGGTAGAGGCCAAGGTAAAGTTATGCCTGGAAGAAATAAAAAAACTTATATCTGCTAATGAGTATTTTTGGAATAACTAAAAGAGGAAGAGGCTGTGAAGTCAGATAAGAACTGGATTCAAAAAGCAGTTAAAAAACCAGGAGCTTTAAGAGCTTCATTAGGAATTAAAAAAGGTAAAAAAATTCCAGCTAAAGTTTTAAATACAGCAGCAAAGAAACCAGGTAAAATGGGTCAACGTGCTAGACTTGCTAAAACTTTTAAAAAAATGAGAGGCTAAAAATAATGATCAAAAAAATAATTATAAAAATTAAAAAGATAATTTGTAAAATATTTAGTATTAAAAAATGCAAATGTGAAGAAAAAATTTAATGAGAACAATTAAAAAAGTTAAACCAACATTAGGTTTAAAAAAAACACAAGAGTATAAGAAAAAACTAAAAATAAAAAGAAGAGGAAAAAAATAATGGCAAAACGTGGACTATATGCAAACATACACGCAAAAAGAAAAAGAATTGCAGCAGGTTCTAATGAAACAATGAGAAAAGTTGGAACTAAAGGCGCTCCTACAAAAGCTAACTTTAAGAGATCAGCAAAAACTGCTAAAAAGAAATAATGGATGATATACAAATAGTACAAAAGTTACAAAAAATATTAAACCAAGATCTTCAATCTATTGGAGATGCTCTTTTATCAGGAGGGGTTGACAAAATAGAAAATTACAAGTATTTAGTAGGTCAAGCACATACTATTCAAAAAACATTACAGGAAATCTCTATCCTGCTAAAACCTAAGGAGCAAAAAGATGAGCAAGGAACAGTTATCGACATCAGCGGCGCAAGAAATAGATCAAGTACCTAAAATTAAATTAGCTTTACAAGAAAAATACGATAAACAAGCTAAAGAAGAAAAATTAAAATCAATAGACACAAAGCCACCTTTGAATCCAGAGAATCTTAAAGATACTCATTCAGAAGATGAATTACCTGAACCAACGGGTTATAGAATATTAGTTTTACCTTTTACACCAAAAGAAAAAAGTAAAGGTGGAATATTATTTTCACAAGAAACTTTAGATAAAGCAAGAATAGCCACAACATGTGGTTATGTTTTAAAGATGGGAGATTTAGCATACAAGGATACAAATAAATTTGGTAAACCTTGGTGTAAAAAAGGAGATTGGGTTATCTTTGCTCGTTACGCGGGTTCAAGATTACCAATAGAAGGTGGAGAAGTGCGAATACTTAATGATGATGAAGTGATAGGGACTATAAAAGATCCTGAATCAGTTCTTCATGTAATCTAACCATAGGAAGGAACTATGCCAGAAATAGACGAAATAAAAAAAGATCTAGTTGATGTAGGCGAAGAAGAAGGTGCTGAAATTAATTTAGACGAAAAAGGCAACCCGGAAAAACCGGAAATTGTTGTTGAAGAAAAAATAGAAGTTGAAGAGGTTAAGGAAGAACCTATTCAAGCTAAAAAAGAAAATAAAGAAGATAAAGAAGATAAAAAAGAAGAACTAGAACAGTATAGTGAAGGAGTTCAAAAAAGAATTGCTAAGCTAACTCGTAAAATGAGAGAAGCAGAAAGACAAAGAGAAGAAGCTTTGACTTATGCTCAATCTGTTAAGAGAGAAAAGGAAGAAGCAGTTAGGAAGTTATCTAAAGTAGATAAATCTTATGTTTCTGAATTTGAAAAAAGAGTAACAACAAATCTATCCGCGGCCAAAGTAGCTCTTAGGAATGCTATCGAAGCTGGAGATGTAGATGCACAAGTTGCTGCGCAAGAACAACTTGCACTCTTAAGTTCTGAATCTTCGCAATTAGGCAGATTAAAAACAATTGAAGCAGAAGAAGCAGAGTTATCTAAAAAAGTTAATATAACTCCGCAACAAGTTAGACAACCAAATAACTATAATAACATTCCCACTGATGAAAAAGCAGAAGATTGGGCATCTAAAAATAGTTGGTTTGGTAATGATTCTGCTATGACTTATACGGCTTTTGATATACATAAAAAGCTTGTAGAAGAAGAAGGATATGATCCTAAATCTAACGAATACTATGTTGAAATTGACAAAAGAATCAGAGTTGACTTTCCACATAAATTTGATAGACTAGAGGGTAATACTACAGAAAGAGCAAAACCTGCTCAGAATGTAGCTTCAGCCAGACGTTCAGCTCCAACAGGACGCAAAAATACTGTGAAACTCTCGCCATCACAGGTAGCAATTGCTAAAAGATTAGGCGTGCCGCTAGAAGATTATGCAAAACAAAAACAACTCACGGAAGGAAATTAAGCATATGGAAAACGAAAATATAAAGACTTCACGTGCGAGCCAAACAAGAGAAAAAACTAAGGTGAAAAAACCTTGGGCTCCACCCTCATCACTCGATGCACCACCTGCGCCTGACGGTTACCGTCATCAATGGTTAAGAGCAGAAACTATGGGTTTTCAAGATACAAAAAACATAGCCGCTCAATTAAGATCTGGATTTGAATTAGTTAAAGCTGATCAATATCCTGATAGTGATTATCCCGTTGAAACAGAAGGCAAATACGCAGGTATAATTGGAGTAGGAGGCTTATTGCTGGCTAAGATACCCGAAGAGATCGCTCTTGAAATTGATGCTTATTACGAAAAGCAGACAAAAGATAAAGATGACGCAATTAATAACGATCTTATGAAGGAACAGCATTCAAGTATGCCGATCAATAGTGAACGGCAAACTCGTGTAACTTTTGGTGGTACAAAGAAATAACTATTCATTTAGTAATTCCTATCCACTGATTTAACAATTAATAACAAAGGAAAAGAAAATGGCAAATAGAACTGGAGGCTTCGGCCTTAGACAGACTATGACAGTTGGTAATACACCAGCTACAGGTGGTCAGTCGGAATATCTAGTACAGCCCCTTAGCACTCTTCCAAACGCAATGCTTAAAGGAGAGCCCGTTGGATTTCAAACAACTGCAGGTGCACACGGTGCAACAGTTGGTTATGTCCAATCTCTCACTTTCGCAGGTGCGAATGATGACACGGCTACAGGAAACCCATGGACAACAGCACTAGCAGGAGTAGTTGGTGTGTTTAATGGTGGTGTATGGATAGACCCTACAACAAATAAACCTACTTGGAGTAATTTTATTCCCGGTGGACAAACATCGGCTGTTGATTACAACACAGGATCTTCAAACATCACTGCGTTTGTAAACGACAACCCTAATCAAGAATACACAACTAAGTGCGATGCTATCATAACTAATGCTAAGTTTGGTGCAGGCGCTTATAATTTAGCTACTGGTACAGGTGTAAATAATAACGGACAATCCGTTCTTAAATTAAATACTACTGCAGTTGCTAATTCAATGTGGACAATGGTTAGATCAGCTAACACTCCGGAAAATAATGACTTCAGCGTTGCAGGTGTCAACGTTATTGTTTCTTATGCTCCAGGTGCGAGCTTATACGCTTAACAACAAATAGGAGAAAATAAATCATGGCAATATCAAGAGCACAACTAGTTAAAGAACTAGAGCCAGGTCTAAATGCACTATTTGGACTTGAGTACAAACAATATGTAAACGAAGCAGCGGAAATTTTCGATACAGAATCATCAGACAGAGCTTTTGAAGAAGAAGTAATGTTAAGTGGTTTCGGAAATGCAGCAGTTAAACCTGAAGGCCAAGGCATTCAGTTCGACGATGCACAAGAAACTTTCACTGCTAGATACACTAACGAAACAATCGCATTAGCGTTTGCAATCACAGAAGAAGCTATCGAAGATAACTTGTATGACAGACTTGCGTCTAGATATACAAAAGCTTTAGCAAGATCTATGGCAAACACTAAACAAGTAAAAGGCGCAGGAGTTCTAAATAATGGATTCAATGCAGCTTTTGCTGGTGGCGACGGCGTAGCGTTATTTTCAGGAGTACACCCAACATTAGCTGGAACATTCAGTAATATGTTGACTACTGCTGCTGATCTTAACGAAACATCATTGGAGCAGTCTTTAATAGACATCGCTGCAATGACTGACGAAAGAGGCCTATTGATAGCGGCTAGAGGAGTTAAATTAGTAATTCCTTCTGCTCTTCAATTTACTGCTGACAGATTGATGAAATCTGAAGGTAGAACAGGCACAGCTGATAATGACATCAATGCTATTAAGAATATGGGAATGGTATCTCAAGGATATACTGTTAACCATTACTTAACTAATGCAAGAAGATGGTTCATTAAAACAGATGTACCTAATGGTCTTAAACACTTCAATAGATCACCTATCAAAACTTCAATGGAAGGTGACTTTGATACTGGAAACGTAAGATACAAAGCTAGAGAAAGATATGTCTTCGGATTTTCTGACCCTAGAGGTGCTTTCGGTTCAGGCGCG